TTTGTCTGCAATCTCTACACAGATTGTGTCGTACTACTTCGGTTCCTCGCAGGGTAGTAAGGACAAGGCGGATCAGCTCAAGGAGGCGCTTAAATGAGTCTTGTTGCTGAGCAAGCTGCGTTTCTTCTAGACGTTGCCAAGTTGGTTAATAAGGCGACGGAACTCGGCTTTGTAGTGACGGGTGGCGAGTTGTACCGTACTCCCGAGCAGCAACAGATTCATGTTCGTGCCGGTCGTAGCAAGACTATGAATAGCCTGCATCTAAGCCGTCGAGCAGTAGATTTGAACTTTTTTAAAGATGGCAAGTTGTGCTACGACAAGGCTGAGCTTGCCCCGCTTGGTGCTTATTGGGAAAGTTTGCACCCGCTTAATTCGTGGGGTGGGAATGGAGTTCGCTTGGTCGATACTCCCCACTTCAGCCGTGGCATTGGTAAGCCGGAATGGCGGCGCGTTACTTAATTGGAGATTTAAATGCCAGCCGCAATGACCTTTACCAGTTTGCAGTCGGACATCCGCAACTACCTTGAGCGTGGTGGGGCGACGGACCCGATTGTCTTTGAACAGATTCCACGCCTTATTACGCTGGCTGAGCGGCGGATTGCGCGTGAGCTAAAGATTCAAGGCTTTCAAAATGTGGTCACGATGACCATGCAGTCTGACGTTGCTGTATACGTCAAGCCGGATCGGTGGCGCGATACCATCAGCATCAACATCGGCACCGGAACGGGTAACAATACTCGGGTTCAGATTTACCCCAGATCGTATGAATATCTGCGTGAGTATTGGCCCAACGAAACCGAAACCGACCGGCCAAAGTTTTACTCAGATTACAATTACAACTACTGGATCTTTGCCCCGACGCCCAATGCGGCGTACCCGGTAGAGATTCTGTATTACGAACTCCCGCCGCTATTGGATGATGCCAATCAAACCAACTGGCTGTCGGAGTACGCGCCAAACTTGTTGTTGTACGGATGCCTTGTTGAAGCAACTCCATTTGTTAAAGACGATGAGCGAGTGCAGTTGTGGCAGTCCTACTACGACCGCGCTTTGGCGGCGTTGAATGGCGAAGACTTGCAGAAGATTGTTGACCGGACTACGAATCGTCGGGAGGCTTAACAGTGCCCACTTTTACTCAAACTTTCGGCGGAACGAACATCTATCCAAGCGATGTCTCGTACCGTTATGTGTCCCTGACGATTGATCAGGTATTGGACTGGCCGTTAGAAACCGCGCCGTCAAATGATGTCGTGGCATCCATTATGGATGTTAATCCGACTACGACGAGCCTTGTCATCACGATGCCGGATGCTCGCGATGGCAGCAACGGGCAAACGGTGTTATTCAATAACGTTGGCTCTAACACCTTTACGGTCAAGACCAGCACGGGCGTGCAGATTTGCGCACCGACTTCGGGCAGCACGTTTCAGATTTACCTGACGGATAACAGCACGCAGTCGGGCACTTGGCGGTCGTTCCAATATGGTGCATCGGCTTCGGCAGCGAACGCAGCGGCGCTTGCCGGGTTGGGTCTTAAAGCGATTTCAACAACGCTTAACCAATCAATGCCGGTATCGTCCTTTAGCGGGAATTACACAGCCGGTGTAAGTGATCGCGCAAAAGCGTATGTGTGGACAGGCGGCGCGGGTACGCTCTCTTTGACGGCAGCGCCAACGCTAGGGAACGATTGGTTCTTGCAGGTTCGTAATGGCGGAACGGGCGATCTTACGATTGATCCAAATAGCTCTGAACTAATTAATGGCGCTACAACGCTTGTTCTTTCGCCCGGTGATTCGTGCATTCTGATTACCGATGGCATAGAGTTTTGGACGATTGGCTTTGGTCAATCTGCGATTTATGCCTTTAGCGTACTTCAGATTGATATTTCTGGCAGTGGCAATTACACGCTTTCCATTGCTGAACTTAACAAAACAGCATACATATTTACCGGAACACTAACTGGTAATCGTGATGTTATTGTCCCGACGACAACTCAGCAGTACTGGATAAGTAACCAGACTTCAGGCTCTTATACCCTTGGAATTCGCACTGCGGGACAGGCTTCTCCGGGTGTAACGGTTTCTCAAAACGCAAGAGCGATCTTGTATTGCGACGGAACAGACGTTGTAGATGCGGACACATCAACTATTGGTATTCCGCTTTCTGTTGCTCAAGGCGGTACCGGGGCGACAACGGCTTCTGGCGCAAGAACTAATCTTGGCGCAACGACTGTAGGTAACGCCGTATTTACGGCGGTAAACGCCGCTGCCGCGCAGGTTGCCTTGGATTTAGACCCAATTAAGGGTGGCACGTACTAATGCCTCTTCAGCCGATCATCGTTCGCTCTGAACCCGGTATCAAGCGGGACGGAACGAAGTTTGAAGGTAGTAACTATGTTGACGGACAGTGGGTTCGTTTTCAACGTGGACTGCCTCGTAAGATTGGCGGGTTTCGTGCGCTACAGGATCGCTTGGATGGCATTGCCCGTGGCATGCACATTCACAATCACAATGGTTATACGTATGTACACATCGGTACATCTGACGGTGTATTCCGTTTTCGCTTAAGTCAAAACGGCAGTAGCAGCATTGTTGATAACCGCACCAATGGCGGATATATAAGCAACATTAATGCTAACTGGGGATTTGATGTAGCGTATAACACCACAACAAACCAAAATGAAATTTTGGCGCATGTAGCGCGAGACATCGAAGACATCTCATCCGATGCCAATGGTTCTTTGTACCGAGGCTACGATAACGGAACGGCTCCGCTTGATCTTGTTTCGGCGGTTACCGTTTCTGGCGGAATTGTAGCGTTAGCTCCTTATGTGTTTGCTTATGGTTCGGACGGCTTTGTTCAGTGGAGTAGAGCCGGATATACGGACGACTGGAGCGGCGGTGACTCAGGTGCTGCCCGTGTTACAAGTCAAAAGATTGTAAAAGGTTTGCCGCTTAGAGCCGGTGCCGGTAATGCGCCTGCTGGACTTTTCTGGTCATTGGATTCGGTTGTTCGTGCCACATACGTAGGTGGACCTGCGGTTTTTCAGTTTGACACCATTACCTCGCAGTCAAGCATTCTGTCTGCAAAAAGCGTTGTTGAGTATGACGGCATTTATTTTTGGTGTGGTGTAGACCGTTTCTTGATGTTTAACGGTGTGGTACGTGAAGTTCCAAACAGCCTGAACTTAAACTGGTTCTATGACAATTTAAACTACGCTCAACGCCAAAAAGTTTTTGCAGTAAAGATTCCTCGTTGGGGTGAAATTTGGTGGTGTTACCCGCGTGGTAATGCCACAGAATGCAGTCACGCCGTTATTTATAACGTTCGTGAGAATACGTGGTATGACACAGAGCTTCCGGGTGGGGGAAGATCTATTGGCGCTTATGCTCAGGTTTTTAACTCACCATTGATGACAGGTATCATTGATACCGAAACGGTGCAGTTTCGTGGTACACAAGACACAGAGCGTCGTGTAACCGAAGATGGTCAGCCACGTATTATCAATGACCCCAAAGGCTACGTGGTATGGCAGCACGAATATGGTGTTAACGAAATCAATGGCGATCAAATTCGTCCCATAAGGTCATACTTTGAAACGTCAGATTTTTCTCTCGTGGCTTCGGAAGAGCCAAAAAACATGGCGTTGCGCGTAGAGATGATTGAGCCGGACTTTATTCAGTCTGGAAACATGACTGTTGAAATTACCGGACGCGCTAATGCCAAGGCAGGAGAAGTGTCTAGTAATCCACAAATTGTTTACGAAACGCCTCAAGACAAACAGCAGCAGCTTGTGTATTTCAGAGAAATTCGACGCGAACTGCGCTTTAAATTTGAAAGCAATACCATTAATGGTAACTATCAAATGGGTCAAATTATTGCTCACGTTGAACCGGCTACGGGCACAATACTTGGGGAAAACCCATGAGCCTGTTAACTGACCCGCGCTATCACAGTCTAAAAGACTGGGCTGACTACACCGTGTTTGACTTGGAAAACTATGGTCCAATTCCGCAGCTTGTCTCTGAAAAAGAATGGCAGAATTGGGGTGCAGGCTTGATTAGCATTAACGGCATATCGCAACAAAATCCTCCTTCGCCGTATGATTACGATGATTGGCAGGAATGGGCTTACCGCTTTTATCAGGTGCTCGACTAATGGCTACCAGAAAACCAAAACGTTCTGTTGAAGATGAAGCTGATCTTAGTTTTAAACCCGGTTTAAAGGTCGATCAGCCGAAGCCTTCTTACTATACGTATGGGGCAGTTCCATCTGCTAACCTTGACGAGTCTGATGCTTTAAGAATTGCCGAGCAGAATCGGGCAGTAGAAATAGCTCGTCAGCAAGAAAATGCTCGTCAAGCTGATTTGGCTAGAATTGCCGAAGCCCAGCGCGTTCGTGATCTTGAAATTCAAAGACAAGCAGAAATTGATCGTATTGAGCAGCAACGAGAAGCTGTGCGTAGGGCTGAAGAAGCGCGTCAGGCTGAAACAAGACGACAAGCGGAAATTGCGCGTCAGGCTGAAATTGCTCGCCAAGAGGCTGCGCGTAAAGCTGAAGAGGCTCGTCGTGCTGAAGAGGCTCGTCGCGCTGAACAAGCAAGACGCGCTGAGGAAGCTCGCAGGGCAGAAGTAAATCGTAGAGAGGAACAGGTAAGAAAAGCGGAAGAGGCTCGCCGTGCTGAAGATTTAAGGCGTGCCGAACAGCAGCGTATTGCTGAGGAAACTCGCCGTGCTGAGCAAGTTCGTATTGCCCGTGAAGCACAATTAGCGCGAGAAGCAGAGGCTGCTCGTATAGCGGAAGAAGAAGCAACCACCCGTCGTCAAGCCGAAGCCGCGAGACAAGAAGCCGAGCGCGTTGCTGCTGAGCAAGCACGACTAGAGCAAGAAAGAGAAGCCGCTCGTATTAAGGCGGAACAAGAGGCTGTGCGTAAAGCAGAAGAGATTCGTCGTGTTGAAGAAGCAAAACGCGCAGAGCAGGAACGTGTTGCTGAAGAAGCTCGCGTTGCTGAAC